CATATTTCGTCTGTACCGTTTTTCTTTTCATAAACCTATAAAATCACGACTTGCGAGAGGACGCTTATATCTGCCCCTCACAACCTATAAAAGCACTACAGGATCTGCGACACTACGCCAATTAAACTCCGGTTGACATCAAATCCGCTTTTTTAGGAAGGCGATAAATTTCTCAAAGTTCATCGGCGTTCCCTGTATTTTCTGTACTTCCAGCCGGTTTTTCTCATTGAATCCGACCAGAATATTATGATTTGCTTCCGCAAGGTAATCCATAATACCGTCGATATCAGATTTGATATTTTTCGGGCACTGGATATACAGATGCTTGTTGGCGCTGATATGCAGTGTATAGGAAATACTGAAATGATACCAGAAAAACTTATGGAGAGTGGAGTACTTATAAATCCATATAATCTGGTCGATCGGGATGATCGCATTTCCATAAATAGAGGTTTCAATAAAATAATGTTCTGTGATAAACATATCCTCGGTTGCTAACTGAGGAAGTGTTGCAAGTTCTTCTTCCGCCTGCTCCAGCAGCTTCTTCGGATTGCCAAACAGGGCGAGATCCTGACAGCACGGCGAGAGTACCGGAAAGAAAATAAACAGAATATAAAGCACAAGACAAAGAATCGCATAAATACCTGTGCCAAATATGACTGTAAAAAGAATCGTATTTATGGTACGATTGTAATCCGGTTCACTGATATAATATCCGGATACCTTACTCTGGATACCGCTTTCTGTCCAGCTTAAATCTTCTGCCATATTTTTTAAAAGTGCATGGAAAGATTCAGAGGACTTTTTGATTTTTCCGGTCAATTTTACTTCATCAATGGAAGGAAGCCCTTCTTCACAGGTAGAAGGAGAAAGCAGTACGATGATACATTCATCATTCCGGATTGTGTAATAATAATAACCGGAAGTCCCGGCAAAGTTGCTTCTGGTGTATCCGGTGAATTTTAAATCTGTCAGTGTGGTATGCATGTTGGCAGCGTCATTGCGGTAGGCGGATTCCAGTGGGACATCATCCGTCAGATGCACCGGAAATAAAAGATCCGTCAGTGAAAATACATGCCATAGGACGATCACAATGATCAGATATACAATTGGTGAAAAAAGTCGCCGTTTATATAATGCTTTTATGTTTTTTGTGATATAATGGTCGTAATTCTCGGGCATAAAAAACCTCACTTTAAAATACTACTTGTAGTATAAGGGTTCGTGAAAAAATAATCAAGGAGAGAAAAAATTGGAAGCATACAGCAGTTTTGCACAGGTATATGATCTTTTTATGGACAATGTAATATAGCCATTTTAAAAGCCCGGAAACATAGCGTTTCTGGGCTTTTTCTCTATATTCTGTAATTGTTCCGTTGTCCTCTGTTATCCTCTGTTTACCCCTGTTTTCCGCGGCTTTGTAGTAAAAACTGTAGTAAAATTCGTAGTAGAAAATCAGTAAGAAACTACAGCATAAAAGACACCTATTATATACATATAATAACCATATATACATAACTATATAATAAATAAAATATATAATAGAGATTAGTATATATAATATAAAGTATATGTATTTTTCTTTTAGGGGGTATTGTTTTTTAACTCATTTTCCTATTCGTTTTATGAGTGGGTTTTCTATACCCCCTTCTTTAAGTTCTTTAAAAAATTTTCGACCTACCTTACTGCTGTAGGTCTTTTTCTTTATCCTCTGTTTACCTCTGTTATCCTTGGTTATCCGCAGTAAGCTAGTTTAAGGCGTTGTCCTCTGTTATCCTCTGTTTACCCTTTAGGCGTTCCAGGTGTGGCCGCAATTCTGGCAGATACATACGGTCTTATTCTTAAACTTTGTCTTCTCATTTCCTTTTGACTTCTTCCATACCAGGTTAGACATACCCAGGGTACATATAGCTGTAAGTCCACGCGCGGTATTATTGATATGACCGCCCAGACCGTTACCATGCTTCTTAGTCTTTCCTTCTACCTGTACCAGATCGACACTAACATTTTCGCTTTTACATTTTGGACATTTCATAATTTTTATCCCCCTAAGTGTTTTCTTTTATTATATCACCCAACGACGACAAAGAAAAGACCCTACAGCTTTGCAGCTGTAGGGCTTTCCTGGGTAAGTGCGTTCTTCCGAACTGTAACTTATTAAACTTGTTCGCCGGTATCCCTTAAAGTGAAATTCATATCAAGATCACAGTTTAAAGCTTCTGCTATTTCTTTCAACTCTTTTTCACTAAAGTTATCGCGGCTAAGCTTATTACTTAAATTACTTCGTGTGGTTCCTATCATTTCCGCCAGAGAGGTAACCGTCATTTTTCTTTTAAGTAATACTATCTTTATCTTTTCAGACATAGCCACAGGATTTACACCCCCTTTCTGTTGTCTGTATGACAATTATATCATTATAATGAAATACTGTCAACACTATAAAGTGACGAATGTATTAAAAATAATTGCAAATAACTATTGACAAGTGACGGATAGCGCTATATAATGACACTATAAAGTGACAGACGCAATTAAAAAGAAACGAAAGGCGGCACATAAATGAGAACAGTATATAAGACAAAATACTACACCGTAAAGAAGGACGACGGCGGACCTACCCCGAAGTATCTTATCTACCGTGACGGTGTAGAGGTTAAAAAGTGTTCTTCCCAGGTGGAAGCGACTATGTGGGTATTCAGACAAAGGGGGTGACAAAATGAACATTGATAGCATGATACAAGGAAATCCCCAGGCGCTTGTTACTTCGTATAACGGCGTTCTGGTGGCGGACAGCCTGGAAGTAGCGGACCGGTTCGGGAAGGCTCATAAGAACGTCGTCCGGGATATAGAAAATCTTATGGACGGTATAGAAGCTAATCGGCTCAATTTTGAGCCGATTGCCGAAAAGGAATATTTTATACCAGACTTTTACATGGACAAGCGTAACCGTGAGCAGAAACGTTACAAGCTTACCCGCGACGGATTTAGCCTTCTGGTAATGGGGTTCACTGGACCAGCTGCTTTACACTGGAAGCTTTTGTACATTGAAGCATTTAACAAGATGGAACAGGCACTAAGAAGCAACGTAGACATACGCCAGCTGGTAACACAGATCACGACCGACGTACTTCGTACCGTTCTTCCAGACATTCGACAGGCTGTAGAGCCACCGCCGGAGATCGAAGACGGACGCGTACACAATTCCAGGCGCTTAGACTTCCTGTATGGGAACGACGAAGCCTTACCGAACTTCCTTACCGTGTACGACATACGGGACTACTTAGGAATAGGGCAAAGACAGGCTTACGAACTGGTAAAAAGCGAAGGGTTCCCGACGAAGAAGTTAGGTAATTCCTACAGGATACCGAAAGAAGACTTCTTAGAATGGGTCAGAAAACAATAGGGGGTGTTAAGAAAATGCTTTACAGCGAATTTTTAAAGGGTACACGGGCGCCAGAAACGCCCGATACCTACGATCAGTTCCAGATCATAGGACAAATTTACGAAGACTGTGAAGGAATGACAAAGGAAGAAGCTTACCGTATCTGGAAGCAGACCTACGGCCGCGAACTTAAACGCCGTGAACTTCGCCAGCGGGAACGCCTGGAACTTTTAATTAACCGGGAAGACTATGATAGCGCCGATCGCCCACACCGGGCAGCAATCTACCACGAACTTAGTACCCTTTTCTGGGCGGCATATTACAATAAAGACGGTAGTCGGTGCCGCCTTGCTACGGAAGGGCGCTGTTTTACAGACGTATACGGTATAACCTGGATACTGCGATACGACGGAAGATACCCAAACGGGAACACGATCTTTAAGTTATGTGCTGTAGTCCGTGGGCGTATGCTGGATACCGATTTTACAAACTGAAAGGGGGTATTCTAGTGGAATGTGCAGTAGTGATAGTGGAAAACGGCTGTATCGTGATCTATAAGAGTGACGACCGTTTGAAGCTTGAAAAGGAAGTGATACGGGCGAAGAAATCCGGTTTTCCTTACGCCATAATTGTACCGCGTGACGCCGATACTACAGTTTAAAAATATTTTTCTGTGACAGAGGTAAACAGAGGATAACAGAGGATAACGACGACACACGGCGGAAGTTATAAAAATTGTCGTGTAGACAAGTCGTATTTGTATCCTTATATTTTACACTGTATAATTGTCACACAGACAAATAAACAAGTAAAACCGTCACAAGGACAACGGCAAAGGAGAGAAAAAACAATGAACAAAGTAAAGTATTACAGACTTATTAGTGGTCTGTTACTCAAAGACCTGTCAGAGAAAACAGGGTTATCCGTGGGGCATTTATCCCACATTGAAAACGGTAATAAGCAGCCGTCTAAGTCCGCTATGGAATCTATAGCATTAGCTGTAGGAAGTACGGTACCAGAAGTCTTTTATACGCCGCTTACGGCAGAAGAAAAAGAAGAAATGGAACACCTGGGCGACGAGGTAGACAATGGCTAAAGCCAGAGAACCGAAAGTATTTAAAAGTATGGACGATCTGCCTTTAATGCTTACGCCATACGACTTAATGGACTTTCTGGGAAAGGGCCAGCGACAGACCTACGAACTTATCCATAGTGAGGGCTTCCCGTATGTACAGGACGGCCCGAAGATAAAGATACCTAAGTGGCTGCTTATAGAATTTATAAATGAGAAAGTAAGGAAGGGGGAACCTTTGTAATGAAAATCCAGGAAGTGACGATAGAAGGCTACCAGTCACACACAAATAGTACCTTTTGTCTTTCCCCTGGGCTG